CACCCTTGGAAATTTAAAATGGAACAAAATAAAAAATATATACTTAAATTATTGAAGGAAATGAAGCAACCTTCCACTATGAAAATTAAAAGTTGTGACATTTATTGCTGGATGTCGGTATAAAACCATTGAAGTTCTGGCAGTTATAACTTTAGTAAATGCAAAACGCTTCAGTCCCACTGCGTCGGTGTGGACACAACCAAAAATTACACGAGTATGAAAAAGACTCAACCTTGGAGGTTATGAAACTCTTTTGTTCCATTTTAAATTTCCAAGGGTGTAAACTAAATTAAAAAGCAAAACCAAATAAAAAAATATAAACTTTCACGAGCTTTGCTCGTTCGCGCTTGCGCGACTCTCCATGACAAGTTTACTTGTCATTCAAATTGAGCTTGCTCAATTTGCAGAGCGAATTTGCTTTGCAAATGAAGAGATCTTTTTTCTCTCTATTATTTATATGTCAGATCATATAAATTTTCATAAAATGGTATATAATTCGTTATGGGATAATAAGATATTAGGATTATCAATAGTATCATTATTTACAGGATATTGGTTTCAAGATATAGTTTTTTCAAGAAATTTTAGTAAAATAATAGCAGATATTCCAAATTTTTCACAAAATATAACTGCATCTAGTGTTTTTGAAATATTATTCCCCTATTTAATAGCATCATTTTTATTTTATATAGATGATATAATTTCCGCATATGTATTTCCAAAAGCTGAACTTGAATTAGCTCATAATTTATTGGATCAAATATTTGAATCAATAAAAACATCAAAAATAGATGTTAATGTTAATGAACTAATGCTTAATCTAAAATCAGTATTTGAAGTTAAGAATATTTATATTTTAAGCGTAGTTTATATTTTACCAACAGTTATTATTGGTTTTGGATTATTATATTACTTTTTTAAACATGATACCAAATCTGGCTTGATAATTATATGTGTAATGATATTCTTTTTAATATTGAATATGATCTCTGAAAAAGAATGTATTAAAATATCAAATGATCATGATAAAGAAATGGGAGTATTATATGAAAAAATACAAGACATTATGGTCAACAATGATGTTATTCTAACAAATAATACTAAAACTAAAGAATTTAAAAATATTAAAAAACAAGAAGACATATGTTGCCAAAAACATAAAAAGAGCGAAATTGTGAGTTGTGAAGTTACATTTGGTTTAGGATCACTTGGTATGTTGTTTATGCTTATTGTTGATGGTGTTGCTATTAAAATGTATAAAGATAACAAAATTTCATCTGATTTGTTAATTACTATATGTATGATGTCTTATACTTTTATGCAATATTATAATTCCGCTGTTTTTAAATTTAAGAGTGTTATGCATTGTGTATCTAGATACAAAGAACTTAACGAATATTTCGCAAAATTTAAACTTGAAAAACAAACTAATATCAATATAGATAAAATTAAAAATGGTACTATGGAATTTAAAGATGTTCAAATTATACATGATAATAATGAAATCCAACCACAAATATTAAATTTTACTATTAAAGGTAGAGATAAAACTGGAATTATTGGTGAAGTTGGTACAGGTAAAACATCTATTATTAAAATATTAGCTGGATTAAAAAAATATAAAGGTACTGTTTTAATTGACAGCAAAAATTTAAAAGACTTATCTTATGAAACAATAACTCAACATATAACTTATATTCCACAACATCCAAAACTATTTAATAGAACAATCTACGAAAATTTATCTTACAACACAAATTATTCTAAGAAAAAACTTAAACAAATTTTAGAAGATATGAAATTAACAGAATTTTTTGCAAAATTTAAAAATGGATTAGACACCGAAGTCGGAAAAGAAGGAAAAAATTTATCTGGAGGTCAACGACAAATTTTGGCTTTAATAAGAGCAATGATACATCAAAAACCTATTTTACTACTCGATGAACCCACCGCGGCTCTAGATACTAAAACTAAAGATTTATTTATTAATTTACTTGATAAAATTAAAGGGAAAACAGTTATCATTATATCACATGACAAAACAATCTTTAATTTATTTGATAAAATAATAGAGATCGCAAACTAAAGTTTGCTCCTCGACTAAAGTCGAGCTCACTATGTTCGCGGCTTCGCCCTCTGAATTTATTTAAGGGCGAAGCCGGTGAGCGGAGCGAACTTGTCAAAGTTTACTTTGACAAAAAGGATATGTAGTTTACTACATATCCGCTCTTAGTAGCTTATCTATAATACCAGAGGTAACTTTAACCGGAAACTTTAAATTTTTAATATGAAAACTTAAATCATTACTATCTGGATAATGTTTTAATAAGGCTAACTTATCTAGTAACTCTTTTATTTTTCTCTCTGTATTTCTCATACCAGGTTGATCAATAGTTTTCTTTGATATCAAATATTTTAGTTCTTTGTTTGCTATTACAACATCTTTTTCTTTAAATTGTAAATCATTTTTAAACTTTGGAATCAAAAATTTTTCAGCAATATTTACTTTATCATCAATACTATATCCAGGTATTTCTATAAATTCCATTCTATCTCTCAAAATTGGATCGATTTTTTCAACATTATTAGCCGCACACAAAAATATAATTTGTGATAAATCCAAAGGAATTTCTGGAATATAAACATCCTTAAACCTATTATTTTGTGTCTTATCTAAAACATGATACAAAACAGATGTTATATTACTATCAGCATTATCTGTTATTTTATCTATTTCATCTAATAAAACTATTGAATCTAATCTTTTTGCCTTAATTAATATTTTAGTAAACATGCCGGGCAATGCACCCACATATACTGAAGAATGTCCTGATAATATTTTAGAATCTTGTATTGAGCCAAATGAAATTTGATCAAATGGTAGCTCCATTGCTTCCGCAATTGTTGATGCAATGGCTGTCTTTCCCACTCCTGGAGGACCCACCATACAAACTATTTTACTCGATTTATTATAATTATTTAACATTTTCGAATTCATAATAGTCATAATTTTCTCTTTCACACTATTCAAACCATAAATTTTATTGTTCAAATAATAATGTAATTTATCCAATTTTTGACCAATCTCATGTTTAGGTATACCTATACCAATATTATCCTTTACCGGTAAACTTAAAACAGTATCAATCAATTCAACATTCTTTGCATACTCTTCTGAACCAGTATTTGTGCAATACAATTTATACTTTTTATACAAAATAGATTTTGTATGAAGATCATGTTTCGATTCTAATATTTTTTTTACAATATCCTTCTCTACAATAGATTCATTGTTTAATTTTTCGACTTCTTCATAATTATTATCCTTTATACTATTATATTTATTATAAATTTCATTAGACAAATCAAATCTTTCCTCTGAATATTCATCCATCATATCACGAGATTTAATTTTATTATAAAACCATATATAATCCTCCATAGACATCTTTATTTTATATACATCATCCAACTGAATGTCTCTATTCTTTATTTCTTCCTCTATTTTATTCTCCAAACTATTTCCATTCTTTTTTTTTCTAGGGAGTACTAAATTTCTACCCATATTTTGTCCAAAATTATTACCCAACATAAAATGACCTGTTCGATGATTTAAATCATACTCATCTTCATCACTTTCCTCACGTTGACGACGGCGACCAGTATTTCTTTTCATCATATATATATATACATATTCCTATATTTTTAAGCTATTTTATGTATTATATTCAATTTTTTAAGAACACTTCATTTTTATTATACATCCTTTAAGTTTAACTTCAAATTTAATTAATATAACTTAATTAAAATTATATAAAAATTTAATAATAAAATAAAATTTTAAGGGCTAAGCCGTGAGCAGAGCGAACTCGACGAGTTTACTTGTCGACTCTCCTGCAAGTTTACTTGCAGAGCAGGTTCACTTGTGATCTAGATAGGAACGAAAATATCATCATTATCTTTATTCAATATATCTTCAACCACATTTTCAGTTCGAATATCATCATATTTCTTTTCATACATACCCTCTCTATATTCTGACTGCAATATCATATCTGTATTTAATATCAAATTATTATAACCTGTACCACCCTTAATACATTCACCAGCCATAATTCTAGATGATACACCATTCATATTATCAACTTCTCCAAACAAAGCTGACGCCCATAACTGCTCGACTGGTTTTTCAAACGAAGCTCTGGAGAATGGATCCGCGTCAGACTTATTCAAACCATGACGATCAATGGAATTAATTGTACCAGTCATTGTCATTTGATCAACAATAATTTGAATAAGTTGATCATTCACTTTACCACCTGCATTTTTATAAGCATTAGCAATCTCTGTCATAAGTAAAGATCTTGCAATTTCAATACCAAAAATGTTATAAACCTCCTTAATATCATTAGAAATAGTTTTATTGAGATTAATACCATCCATATATCTAATATCTGTTAAATTAACACCACTAGTAATAATAACATATTCTTTATCTGATTCAATTTCACCACTCTTTTCATTCAAAGACAAAGTTTTATCATCCAATGTAAATGGAATATCTGAAATCTTATCAATACCCTTAATCTTAAACTTATCCAAAACATAATTAATGAAATCATTAAGTGTATTCTTGTCAAATTCATCTTTCTCATAATTTCTCACATTAAATCTAATATGAATAATCTGCTCCTTATCATTATCACGATTACTTAAAATAGCAAAATTAACAATTTTATTTAATACTTTTCGTTCTTCTTTACGAATATCCTTCTCACTACCTCTTGTTTCTAACCAATTACATAATTGACTTGTAATATCAACCAATTTAATTTCATTCTTAGCCATCTTCTCCCTATCTATTTCAACTCTTAACAACCAAGGAAGATTACTAATATTTTTATTACAACCCGAACCACGTTTTTCAGCCTTTTGAGAAAATACAGTTGGTATAATCTTATCCTTCTTTGTCATACCATCCTCAAATGATGGATTAGGATCATAATATCCATTAATTCTTTTTCTCACCTCACTAAATACAGTGTTCTTCAAATTTGATTTAATCTTATGAACTATGTCTTTCTTATCCCTAATCTCATTATCTAAATAAATTCTCATTTCAGGAGCTTTAGGATTTTTACTAACACTGAAAATTTCCTTCATACGCGGTACACCACCATTTGCCGTATTCGTACGAGCAACACCAGTCTGGTGGAAAGCCTTCAAGTTCATTTGTGTTAAAGGTTCACCTGTACCGGTGGCAGCAATAACACCCACCATCTCTCCATGCTCAACCATATTTTGTCTGAAATTATCAACAATCATATCAATAATCTTATCAAATGTACTCTTATTTAATCCATATTCTAATAAAACTCTTTTAGGCGAGAATGCATCATAAAGTGCAGCCTTTAATACTAGTTTATTAGTTTGTTCATCAAAATATTTAAATGATTTTCTACTATCTCTTTCCTTTTTGGTCATGCAAATAATGTGTGTTTTATCATCCAACAAAGATTGCAATTGATCTAAAATATATTTTGGAGTCAAATCAGAACCCTTACCAACCTTAAAACTCTTTTCTCCTCTAGTATACTCCAAAATATTATTCATATTAACTGGAATCATAAACTTTTTAATTACAGCTTGATAATCCAATTTTGCTTTTTGTACAGCGGTAAAAACACCATTCTTCATTTTAATAATTTCATCATAAAGCTGATTATTATCAGCAGAATTAAAACTAAACTTCTTCAATTCCTGATCCGTAAACCTATGAATATTACCAATCTCCTCATTATTCATATCCAACATACCAATGTCATAAGCATATTGCGTAATCGTATTCGCACCCGAATCACCATACACAAATTGAACAACATTATTATTCGCATTCCTTACAGTTCCGTCATTTTTAACCATGATGTCCTCAAAAGATTTCACTAATTTACGTTGCATATATCCTGTCTCAGCTGTGTTTTTCAAGGTGATTCCATTTGCTATTCCAAAATTTCCAGTTGCAGGAACACTTACATCATATAATTTTGGATATTTTTCGACACCTAATTTATTAATTTCTACAATCTTATCTAAAATTACATCATTTTGTTCATTAACATGATTGTTTTTATTTAGTGTCTTAAGACTTTGTAATTTTGCATTTTTATCATTATTAATTAAGTTTATATTGTCAACAAATTTTTTGCCAAATATACTCCTGCTTTTAATTGACAATGTATATGTAGGTTTAATATCTTGTGTTCCTAAATTATTTGTTTTTGCTTGATAATATCTAATTTTGCCAAAAATTCCGAATCTATTACAAAGCAAAGATGTTCCATCAATTAATTTCTTTGAAATTGAAACAACTTCAATATTGTAATCACCAACAGTGCCATCTCCTGAAAAGTAACCATTTAACAATCCTTTAACAAAATCATCAGGTGCAGTATATGCTTCATAAGGTATATACTTATTTAATGCACCATGACCAACAAACATATCCAAGAATCTAGCAAACAATGTTGAAAATCCACGAATATCTTCAATAGTTCCTTTATCAGTTGTTCTTTTATTTTCTTTATATTTAATACCATGTTTCTTGAACCAATTTCGAATAAAATTCTTAACTCCTTCATTCTTTTTTGTAATTTGAATATATCCACTTGGAAGATCAACATTACCATCCGCCAAAAACAAACCAATAAAGATACCATTCTCTTCATTCAATTCAAACTTCTCCGGTAGTAAAATTGGTTCTCTATTAGCAGCATAAGGATAAATACATCCTTCTTTAATCGAATCCATCTTGGATCTTCCTAAAGCTCTTGTTACTTTAGCCTTATCAGGATAAGGAAGAATAAATGTCTTGCCATTATTCTTTTCCCACCATCCCATGGGAATTCTTTCTCTTCCATCCATTGCTTCATCAATAGATCTTTTGCAAGCCCAAAAGTCAGTTCCATAAATATATTCTGTTTTGGGGAAATACTTGGTCATATCAACATATTTTTTTATTATTTTCGGTGAAGTTAAATTCATAGTTACCGGCACACAATTACCAATTTCAATTTCTGGACTATGCTTCATTTCAAATTCTTTCTTATTTTCATTCCAAATGATTAATGATTGAGATTCGGCAACTATAACATTGCGTCCCGTTTCTGTTTTGAATTCATAAACAGATGTTCCTGGGTCATGACGAGTGATAGCTGACATTTTTCCCCAACTAGTATTACCAATCTTATCACAAGTTGGAATATATACTTCACCTTTTAATTTAAGTAATTCAAGATTTGCTGTTACATAATGTTCAATTTCATCAGGTCTTTCTTCCATTTGACCATCAATCCAATCACCAATCTCTACATATTTTGCTTCTCCATTCTCCAATACAATAATTGGTGTATCTCCTGTTACTGACTTTACCGCCGAGTCAATCAAACCAGATCGACCTTCAACTAACAGATAGAAGAATTCAACGAAATTCAAACCATCGTAAAATGAATTTTCAACCAATCCTCTAGAAGCAGCTGTATCATCATCCTGATGGAAAAAAGGAAGTGTACGTCGATTGTATCTCTTAGGAATGATTGCACCTTCAAAAGCTTTCTGCCCCAAACAACCCATCATTTGACCAACATTAGATGCTTTACCCTTAGAACCTGAAGCCTCCATAATCTTAAATCCATTGTTAGCAGATAAATTTCCAGCAATCAACTTATCAACTTCACTGCTAATACCCTTCAATGTAGTAAAGATTTTTGCTTCCAAACCCTCTCTACTCAACAAATCAGGATTATTTTCAATCTCTGTAATCGCATATTGAACCTCCAATTTCTTTGTTTCAATAATAGTTCTAATTTGTTTCAAAATCTCTGGTTTTCTTTCAACATCTCCATATCCAACTGAAAAACCATGCAACAAATTGAAAGCATTATTCAACCAACGAGTATTATCAATGAAATGAGCCGTCTCATCCTCTCCATACTCATTCCAAATCAATTGAATCAAAGTATTATCCTCTTTGGCACCCAAAGCCTTATCTGTTAATCTACCTTGAGTAATCTCTCCTCTTTTAACCTTAAATTTATCCGATTTCAAATTAATCTCATCCGGAATAATCATCGAATACAAATCCGATCCTTTAACCATTTCTCCTTTTTTAATCTTATTGTAAGCTGTTGATGACGTAATCGAAATCAAATTCATAGCTTGACGCCAATTCAAACTCAAATTTGGATTCGTCATGTTATACCCACCAATCAAACCATCCTGTTGCGTACCATTCGCCGTCTTCGAATCCGTCGGCGATATGATTTGAAGACGCACCGAAGCAATTTGCTTCAATTCAGTTTGAGTTTGTATTGATTGGGGAAGGAATATGTTCATCTCTGGCTAGAGATATTAACCATATTTTACCATCTTTTTAAATAAAAATGATAAAACTTAGGTCTCCATCTCCTTATCATCCCTCCTTTCGGAGAGCTACTGGACTTTACCTTAAGCCGGATCAGGTTTGCTAGACCTTCATTTCCGACCAACATCCGTCAAGTCTCTGAACCCCCACCATGCTCTACAATAACGAGTTTAGGTGGGTGGCTGCGGGTTGCCCATTTACCTTTCGGTCATCTCAGTGATTTTTACTGTGTTTTAGCTTGTTTTCTTATTTTATAAGCTTCTTCCAAAGCTTCATAATACATTTTATAAATATCTTCTGTGGTATATTTATCATTACAAACTATTTGGGAGTATCTTTTCCGATTATATCTTATTGAATAACCAGATAAGACTCCATTTTTTTTGTAAGGTCTTATTAAATCTTTAAAATTGTCATCTAATTTAATATCAGAGTTGGCTAATGTTTCTGCTCTTTTGTTTGCAAAATGATCTGATATGGTTGAACTCATGGTTTCTTTTTTCTTTTCCATGATTTTTTCATCCACATTTTCATAATATTTTTTCATTTTGTCTTTAGTTTCTTCTTTATGTTTATAGCCAAAATCTCTTCCTCGTTTTTTTCTAGGTTCATTTTGTTCTGCATTATTTTTTATTTTTCCTGCAGAAAACATATGATTACCTTCTCTTATATTATAACCATTTGGATACAAAGCGTTTAATTTTTTTATATAAAATGTTTCCTTATCATCCAAAGATTCAAGGGAACATAATTCTATAATTTCGCAAGTAAACGCGGCTTTTCCATGTTTTCTAATTGAATTATTTAAACACAATGATTGACTGTTTGTAGTGTTATTTTCAGCCTCACTAAAATGATCATTGAGTCTTCCAATATGTCCAAATGGTCTATATTTTTTTTTATTTTTTCGATGACTTCTTGTTTGACCTACATATAATTTATTTGTTTTAGTGTTGATAATTTTATAAATTATACCAACAACTTTATCTTTTTCTGATAAATCTAATATTTTATCAAAATGTTCCATATTAATATTTTTATACCACATATCTTTTTAAGTCTTTAAGCTAAAACTTCAACGCCATTACGCGTTGCCCCACTATCCTTTCGGTATATTGGTTAGTACACTGAGCTTTAGGAATTTCCCGAACAGTTTGGATGTTTTGCAAAAACAATATTTATTTTTAAATATTGTTCTCACTAGCAAGTTATATCAGGACCAAACTTACACTGTTTTCCCTATAAAGTATGTTTGGCAACTTTACAGGCAGCTTGCTGTTGGGGACAAGATGAAAAACGTCGCAGTTTGTAGCGAAAATCCATCCCCATCGAAATCAGCATTGAAACTCTTACAAACATCGACAGACATACCAAATGTCATCAAACTTGGATCATTGACAACCTTCGCATAGAAAGCCATCATAGATTGTTTGTGCAAAGTCGGCTGACGATTCAACAAAACAATATCATCAGACATCAAATGTCTCTCCACAATATCTCCATACTCTAACTGCACACCCTCCGTATCATGACGCAAATCAATCGGACCTCTACGACTACTCTTAAACACACGATTTGCACCCGGATAATTGTCTCTACCTCTCTTCACAAACTCTCTCAATCTATCAATATTTTGCGGTGTTACAGTCTCCGGAAATGTCAAAGTCTTTGCAATCATAACCGGCACACGCAACTGATCATTACGCAAACTAGGATCCGAAGTAATAACAGTACGAGCCGTATAATTAACACGCTTACCCATCAAATTTCCTCTAATACGACCCGTCTTTCCCTTAATACGAGATGCAAAAGATTTAATAGGACGACCCTTAATTTCTGCTCTCGCATAAGCAGAATCATCATTGTCCTGCAAATTAGCAACATGAATCTGCAACAACGCCGCATAATCAGCCTTATATTTAGTATTACTTGTTGTCTGATTCTCCTTATTCTTCAAAATACGAATATTATGCTTCACAATCTTACTATACTGATGAGTCAAATCATCCTCATCTCCCATACCACCATTATAATCACCTCTCGTAGAAGGACGAATTTGAACAGGAGCAACATACAAAACACGCTGGATCAAATCCTCCGGTCTTGTCTTCTTCGGATCAAAACCCATAATACGAACATCATCATCACTAATCTTCTTAAATATTTCATAAATAGATTCCGCATTCAACGAAAACTTTACCTTTGACTTCACAAATTCACCAGACTTTGCAATAGCATCCATCTGATCTCCCTCTTGCTTCTTCTCAAATTCCGCTACAATAGCCGTCATACCCGAAGATTTCTTAATCTCTATCTTGAATTTTGGTTTCGGAGAACCACACCCAAAATTAGACCTCTGACAATAATTAATATTCTTTGTAGCATCTTTAATATAAGCAAGACGTTCCTTAGGATTTTTAGTTTTTAAAACATCAATAATATCCACCTCATTTGTATGAATCAACAATTTAGAACAATGGAAACAGATACACGACATAATCTTTTGAACAAAATTTCTAAATCCAATATGAAAAACATATTCCGCCAAATTAATGTGCGCTGAATGACCAGGACACTCAGACTTCAATCCACATTTAGCACATAACATATTATTACTTATTGGACCCATACGCGGGTCAATCAAACTCCCACGCCTCGGTTCAGAATTATCATATAAATCGATAGCTTCAATACCATTGCTATCTTCACCAAAAACAGATATTCTTTTGATTTCATCATTACCTAAAACTGTAAATTCAATTTTATCAACTGGCTTCACAGAATGTATATCATTGTGTATGGTGATCATTATTATATAATATGTGTTATATTTTTTTAAGTGGTTTATATATTTTTATTCAATTTTTTTTTATTTTTTTAATTTATTTGTCAACTAATTACCAAAACTTTTTTCTTTTTTTAGCACACAACAAAAAATTAAATGCGAAAATACTTAAATATATTTTTCTTTTATAGTAATATATGAACACACCATTATGGGATAAAGTTAAATACACAGGAATATCTTTCTATAACACATATATAAAAACTATCAATCCATACAAAAATTTAATATGTGATGGAAATATCAACAAAAATATGGTTGAACATCATCTAAATGTTTTGAATAATATCTCTTCTGATAATGATAGTTACATCAATCATACTGAATTTGATAAAAAAATAATTATTAGTTACAACGGAAATAAAGTTTTTAATACATGCTTTTACGTTAAAAAATACATAGATATAGAAGTTAAAGTTAGAGAAATACTTGACGAAAGTTTTCCCGATACTCCTAAAGTTGAACATGTTTTCCCTACCTTTGTCAATGACATACATTTTATTAAAAAAAATAACGAAGAAATTGATGTTACAGAAACAATACATAACACCGTAGAATATGAAGATTATGAAATGCTATTTTCCGATATAGCAT